CTTAGTATACCAACATACGGTGATGAATCACCCGAGGAGTATAAGCGCATGTTAGCGGCAGTTGGGATTAAAATATAACGTGACGGGGCAACGCCCCGTTCCTACATTCACCCCATAATAATAAACACATGAAGCAACTATTTAGAAACAATTTCATCGAAGTATCATTAGTTAAGGGTATAATATTAGGTGTAGCTAAAGCAGACGATAATTATGCTTTAATGATTGGATGTATATTAATTGAATTTAAAACGTATAATATATTCAGACAAGCTAAAAACACACCCAATACACTGTAATTGGGTCTGTCAGAACATAACACGTATATTCACGTCATAAAATTAAACGGTATGAACGAAAAAACATTGAAAACAACAGTATGGAGCCTAATGAGTGTATTAATATTGCTGGTACTACTAGTATCCGGTAATAATGGACCTATGGAGGTGACACCGTTATCAGTAATGCTGATGGTGGGAATAGTATCATTAACTACAGTCGTATTGATATTATTGCTTATAGTTAAAAATGCAAAGTAAATAACGTATATTCACGTTATAAAATTAAAACATATGAAATTACAATTAACAAAATCAGCAAAGCAACAATTAGAAGTAATTAATGCTAAGTTAGATAAGACCGAAGGCGAATACTATGATAAGGCGACCAAACGAGAAAAACTAATAATAGATGCCTCATTATATGTTGAAAATGCTTACGTTAATAATAAATTTAAACGTCTAGATAACTGGTGTAAGCGTACAGGCGAAGGCGAATATCAGAATGATCATATGATGAGTGTTAAACGTAAATTAGGTAAAATGTTAATTGAAGATATACTTACAATAGTAGAATAAAATAAAGCGGGGCCGGTCAAAACCGGCCTCGTATATTTACGTTATAAAATTAATGAGTATGAATTACATGATTAACGACCCAGCAAGTAAGGAAGTAGCAATCGCATTCGCTAAGTGGACTATTATTAACGGGATGTATATCTCAGACCTGACATTCGAGGAGCAATACGAGTCCTGGGTGAGTGGGATGGATAGCGTGTATGAGTTGGAAGCCGATGATGATACCGTGGCACGTATCGCTGAGGACAACGATATTGAGCTCCAGTATGAGTATATGTCGGGCGCGTACGAGGATTAAGGATTACGTTGATCGCGGGCCGCTGTCGGTTGATAGCGGTCCGATAGCGGTTTGATAGCGATCTGCTCCCATGCCAATTGCGGTCCATCGACGGGGCGTGGTCGATGTAAAAAAAAGATATGTACGTTCAACAGACACACAATCTCTACCCATCGAGCGTATATACACATATACCGCATTTCCATTTAACCCATTTTACATCCACTTGCTAAATCCCCAAAATCTCCTCTAATACACCTTTTTGTATCGACAAAAGGATATATGTATTTACATACAATAACCACTAATTCACCTATATTATATGTTCTACCATACAAAAAAATATCAACAAGACAATTTACTACTAACCAAAGAAGCATTTGAACAATACATCCAACAACAACGTATATCAGAAGCGTCACAATACGGTTTAACACTCGAGGAATACAACCAAGCAATTCTAAGCGGAAGTGTTGTCCAGGCAAAATCCCCATCCGATATTCAACCTAAATAATTAGGTTATGAAACGTATTTCCGTTGAGGAAGCAAAACAATATCGCGTACTTACGAGTGAATATCTTCGTTTACGTAGTATGCGTGAGGTGGTTGCTTTTACTCTTACCCCCATCCCCAATGAACCTGGTTGGGAACAAGTAACGTACTACGGCGCTAGCTGGGTGGATCCTACCAATATCCCTCAACGCCCCCATTACATCTATATTCTCGTTAACCCATCTATTCCAGGTATATGTAAAATCGGTTACACTACTACGACTGTGTTCGATAGAGTTAAGCAAATTAATTCAGCTACTGGTGTTATTACACCGTGGTATCCAGTATTTTCATATAAGTGCCCCAATGGGCGTATGCTTGAGCAAGAAATTCATGAAGAACTTGCGCTAATGGGTATGCGTGTTAATGATAAACGCGAAGGATTCGCTATTGATACTGATAGTGCGCGCGCTATAATTGAAAAATTAGGTAAAAAATATAAAGTAAACGATATAAACGATGAAAACTAAATTTCCGATGATTTTATCATGGGTTTTAACTCATATTTTAGTATATATTTTATATACTGATTTTATCCATACTTGTGATAATGCGCAAATAGCTATATTGGCAACTATTGCTTCAATTTATTTGCATTATAAAGTATCTTATTTCTTTGCATTGCGTATTATATGGAGATAGTATATACGGATATTAATAGTGGAGGAGGTAGCCACAAGACTATGGCGGGGATTGTTTTCTATGTATATTTATTGTAAACACAAATGGCTACATTTAAAATTGCTCTTGAAGATAAAGCTGCGTTCTTGAATCGTATGGAAAAAGCAGGTGTTGCTTTAGATACAGATCAAGCTGTAGATAATAAACTAGAGGGATATTTTGAAGTAATCGTTGACGAACCAAAACAGTTAGAAGCTGTAAAAACAATTTTAAAACAATCTCCAAAAATTAACACCATACAAGAAATGGAAAACAAAAAGAAATTAACTAAAAGCGGATTAAAAGAAATGGTTCGCCAAGAATTACAGTCTGTAATCGCTGAGAAGAAAAAAATGAAAGGCGAAGACAAAAAAGAAAAAATGGATGAGGCTTTAAGTCCTGAAATTATGGATGCTATTCAAGCTATTGGTGGGTTTGGTGCTTTAGCTGCTACTGCATTTGGTATTGTTAAAGCAGGTACTATGGCTGCTAAGAAAGAAATCGTAGCTAAATTAAAAGCTAAAGGTGAAGATATTCCAGACGATAAAACGTTAGATAAATTAGCTACTCAAGCATTTAAAGGTGCTATGGATAGAGCTACCGGTGCCGGAATGGGTGCTAGTACTCCAGATGTAAAAATCTAATTTTAATAAATTATAAAGTTAAGGGTGTCTTGAAAAAGACGCCCTTCTTCTTTGGAAGTATAAAGTCTTCTTCGTAACTTCAACCTACGCGGTTAGGAAATAGGGGAATGGGGGAATGAGAAAAACGTGGAGTGGTTAGGGAACGGGAAAGAACATATATTTATATATAAACATATATTATGAAATACAAAAACAATGTATTAGATAAATTGAATCAAGTAGAAGCTATTTCTAATCGTATTCAACTTCAAGTAAACAGAAACATGGATCAAGAACAAATTCTTGAATCTATTGAAAATTTAAAAGAACATATTGAAAAAGTTCGTGAAATGGTTTCACTTGAACAAGATGATTTTGCACAACAATTCGCTGGTATATGATGTGGATTTGGTTAATAGTAATTCATTTAGTTGAAGCAGCTGCTATTGGTGCTTTTTTACTTATTAGACGTAATAATGCATTAGAAAAAGCTGTTACTCAACAACGTGAATATATTGATGCTATAAGCATTATTGTTAATAATTCTAATGAAAAACTTAAAGAATTAGATACTTTAGGTGCGTTTGCATCCGATGATGAAGTTGGTACTTTCTTTAAAAACTTAAGAGAAATACAAACCATCATTAGCGACTTTAATAATTTCAAAGACTAGTTTGGTTACGTGATTTTTCTTCCTTATATTGGGATTAAAAATTAGGAAATCACTATGTCATATTTTGATAATTACGGTGCTGATATATTTGCTGAGGACACACTAGCACTAACTAAACGAGGTAAACCGCGCAAACGCAAACCAAAAGAACCTCGTATCTATTTCACTCAGGATACTGAAGATGCAATTGTAGAATATTTAGCATCTACTGATCAAGCTGAACGTAATCGCATTTATAACGATCGTATTGAATATGGTTTTTATAAGTTGTCTGAAAATATTATTCATACATTTAAGTTCTACTATACTGATACTGATACTATTGAGGAATTAAAGCATGAGGTAATTACATTCCTACTCGAAAAACTCCACTTATATAAACCTGAAAAAGGTAAAGCATTCTCTTATTTTGGTACTATTGCTAAACGTTATCTAATCGTTTATAACGAAAACAACTACAAGAAACTCCAGGAAAAAGCTGATGTTGATGAGTCTGATGATGAGCAAATGATGCTCTATGAAAATGATAAAAACATAGAAAATGTATTTGATGAATTAAGTTTTATGGACCAATACATCAAATATATTGATACTCATATATTCAGATTATTTCCTAAAAAACAAGACGCCCAAACCGCAGATGCTATTGTTGAATTATTTCGTAAGCGTGAAACGCTGGAGATATTTAATAAAAAAGCACTATACATTTATATACGCGAAATCACAGACGTATCAACACCCCAGATTACTAAAATCATTAAGAAACTTAAACTTATTTATGTTCAGTTATATAATGAATATTATAATCATGGGTATATAAAGATTTAATTATTCATATTTATTGATAAACGCATTTATGGCTACATTTGATGATGTAACAGTATTTGATGGCATGTCTTTATCGGACTTGTTCAAAAAAATACATAAAAATAATAAAGATATTGATAAACAGATTGGTGAATTTATCGATACTATGAAACCAATGGCGACAGCTAATGCGGGTTCCGCAACAATGTTGATGCCTACTGTCAAAGATTTAATTGATGTTAACGTAAAGAATAACGAACAACTAATTAAAATGGCAGCTATTGCGCAACGCGCGGCAACTGTCAATGCTAATCAAGGTGTTGATTTGATTAATATGGATGAAATTAATGCTTTATTAGAAGAACAAAAAGCAGTACAAGAACAAGGACAAAAACTATTAGATCAAGCACCAATAGTGCATTTAGAAGCTTCGAAATGAGAGTAAGAGAAAACTTATCATCTGTTGTCTCTGCTATAGGTAGAAATAATTATGCTCCTCTTAAAAACACACAAGTAGGAAGGGTATACGGCGTTGTTACTACTGAAAATACCCCTACTGAAGAAATGTTTAATAAAGCTGGGGGATGGAATGGAATTGGATCTGTTTTTTATCTTGATTATGAACAGTCTAAAAACATAGTTGGAAGTATTGCTGATAATTTTTTAGATACTTGTAAAATAGCAAGGCCGCTTTACCCTCAATATCAATACTACCCTATTCTAGGAGAATTAATATATATAGAAAATCTCCCATCTCCTGCTAGTCAAATATCAAGCACTACAACTCAGAAATATTATATTAGCACTATAAATTTATGGAATAATCAACAACAAAACTCCCAACCAGCAAATAAAGACGCTAGTTTAGGAACTACCTTTGTTGAAAATCCAAATATTAGAATTTTATTACCTTTTGAAGGTGACCATATAATCCAAGGTAGACAAGGAGCCTCTATTCGTTTTAGTTCTACAACTAAATTATATAGTAATTTAAATGAATGGAGTGATATAGGAGCAGAGGATAGTCCTATTACTATTTTTACAAATGGTTTAAATTTTGATGCTAATAAAAATTATTATGTAGAACAAATAAATGCTGATTCATCTTCTATTTATTTAACTTCTACTCAAAAAATACCTTTACAAACAAATAAAACAGGTATATTAAATAATTTAACTAATCCTTTAAATGCACCTGATTATTTTAATTCTCAAGTAATACTAAATGCAGATAGAGTTACTATAAATTCTAAAAAGGATGAGGTAATGATATTCGCTACTACTAATGTTGAGATTAATACTAAAAATGTTATTAATTTAAATGCTGATACTAGAGTACATCTAAATTCAAATTCAATATTTTTAGGACCTTATAATAACACTAATATTCCTCAACCAGTATTATTGGGAAATGAAACTATAAACTTATTAATTCATCTTCAACAAACATTAACTAGGTTATCAGGCTATTTAACAAGTGCCATAAGTGCACCTGTTGGTGCTCCTATTGTTGGATTAAATACTGCTGGTAAAGATTTAGTTAATGATATGAAGAAAATGATTGATTTAATAGATAAAGTACCATCACAAAAAGTATTTACAGTATAATGGCAAATGATAAAAATAAACTAAATGTAGCTCCTGTTATATCTCCTGATATATTAAAAACAATATCAGCTGCTACTGCCATTAAAACTTTTGGTGCTCAACTAGTTAACAAAAATAAAGAAACACTAGTTGTAGGTGACCAAACAAAAACAGCTCAAATAAATAATGAGTTACAAGCATTAGACTTACAAGAGCAAAAAGCAGGAGAAACACAAAAATCAACTCTAGAAAAAGCTCAAAACGATTTTAATACAAAACAGATAACTGAAAAGCAATATAAAGATATTCAAAAAGCAGCTCAAATTGCTTATGAAAAAGAAGTTGCTTCTATTAATTTAAAAAGAGCAAAATTAGGATTAGATAAAAATCTTATTGAAAATAATCCTTATAATAGAATAAAACAAAGACAAAAAGGATTTAAAATTAGTCTTAAAAATTTAAAAAATAAAACTCAAAATGAAGAAACTAAATCTAGTAGAGATTTAGCTAAACAAGTATTTTCAAACGCTTCTAAAACATTAGCCCCAGTAATTGCTCTTCAGCTTACTAATCAACTTTTTAAGATTATTACTCAAAGAAAAAAGTTAGAAGATTTAGTAGATCAAGTAAATAATTATATAGATACACAAGTTAAAGACCAACAGACTGTTGTTATAGCTACTAATCTAAGAAACAACGCTGTTAGGTTAATTGATAATAATACTAAAAAATTAGAAAGTTTAAAAAAGAGTGTTGAAAAAATAGTTAAAAATATAGCTATAATAACTGCTATTATTTTAGTAATTCAAAAAATACTCAGTTTACCTTTTCCATTTTTAATCCCAATTAAAATTAATCTTCAACCAAAATTACAATCTGCTATAACATTAATAGCAGCTTTAAGTGCTGTTTTAGTTATCGCTACTAGTTTATTAGGAAATGAAATAACTAAACTAATTGAGTTAAAAGATAGATTAAAAGAAATTAGCTTAAAACTAGATGGAAAAACATTAAATAATCTAGATGATAACCAATTTGCTGAACTAACAGACTTTTTCACACCAGCTGGTATTAATGATTTTCCTCCATACAAAGGATTTAATTTTAAAATTAAAGTAGAAGAAAATAAATCATTTGAAGTTAAAGGAAATAAACGCCGTTATGCCGTAGCTATTAATCGTGATGGTGTTGAACAAATTAAAAGTGATTATTCATTTACACAAGACCCCAATGACTTAGTAGAACAATTAAAACTAGTTATTGATCAACGAAACTTACAAGGATAAAATATTTATAATTATGAACGCAAAATTATTTAAAAATTTAATTAAAGAAGCGGTTCGCGAAGCAGTTCGTGAAGAAATCGGTGTGTTGTTATTAGAACAAAAGAAACAAGAATTAACTGAAAGCAAAACAGTTAGCTTTACTAGTAGTGATGTACCAGTAGGTGCCGATGCTAAAACGGCTTTGCGTAGTAAGATGGGATCCATGTTTGGATATGAAGCACCTCAACAAAATCTAAAAGTTGATTCTGTTTCTGATAACCCATTTGCTGCTTTTATTGCTGATGCAGGAGCTAATATGACTGCTCAGGATCTATCAGGATTAAGAAACTTAGGATAACATGCCAATACCTCAAACGATACGTGTAAATCCGTTAGATTTACAGAAGAATATTGCTATTGGGGTATCACTACCTTTTAATGGTCCGGGTGTATTTAATAGTACTTTTACCACTAAAGATCAAATTAAATCTAATTTAGTTAATTTATTATTAACTGATGTTGGTGAACGAGTAATGAATCCTGAATTTGGATGTAATCTGAAAAAATTCCTATTTGAAGGAATCACAGAATCAAATTCAGAGTTATTAGCTAATAATTTAGCTAATAGTATTGCTATTTTTATACCTGAAATAACAGTAACTAACATTACTGTCGCTCCTAACCCTGATTATAATCTAATAGATTTATCTGTTGATTATATAATGAATATATCACAAACACCTGACCAAGTAACAGTACAATTTAATTAATAATGGCTAACGAGGATAAAAATATATCGTATTTAAATAAAACCTTTGGTGATTTTAAATCATCATTACAACAGTACGCTAAAACATACTTTCCAGCTACGTATAACCCAAGTACAAGAAAATTTCTTATTATATGCTAAGGAAAAAGAGAACCTATATGCTATGTCATATGTTATGGGTTATCGTCCTAAAGCATCATATGCTTCGAATACTATAGTTGATATATTTCAATTAGTTCCTTCTGTTATTAGTGGTAGTATAACATATCCTGATTATCAAACATATGGTTTGATTATTCCTTCTAATACAACTCTTACATCCGTTTCAACAGGTACTAAATTTTTAACAACACAACAGATAGATTTTACAGATACAGGTAGTACTGAAATTACTTTTGTAGATAGTAACTATTATCTTTTCAAAAAATCAGTTCCTGCTATATCAGCAGAAATAAAAGAAACTACAATTAATGTAGGGGCTAATCAAAAGTTTGCTACATCTAATGTTATTGATACTAATATATTACAAGTATTAAATGTTACTTCTAGTGATGGTAATTTTTGGTATGAAGTACCTTATTTAGCCCAATCTTCAATATATGTAACAGGAAATAATTCTACATCAGGAAGTGATGGAGTACCTTATTTACTACAGCTTCAAAGAGTCCCTAGACGTTACGTTTCTAGAATACTTTCAGATAATACATTACAACTTGAATTTGGGGCTGGATTAACTAGTGCCAAAACAGATAGTCAAATTGTTCCAACACCATCAAACATACAAGCAGGAGCTGTACCTGGTATCTCAGATTTAACAAGTAATTATAATGAAGCATCTGTATTTTTTACTCAAGAATATGGATTAATACCTTCAGGATCACTAACAGTAAAATATTTAGTTGGTGGTGGGATTACATCAAATGTACCTGCTAATGATTTAACAGTTATAGATAATTCAAGTGCTTATTTTAAAAATGCTCCTGGACCTTTATCTAGTTCTATTTTAGCAAGTGTTGCTTCGTCTAATCCAATTCCATCATCAGGTGGAAGAAATGGAGATACAACTGAAGAAATACGTCAGAATGCATTGTATGCTTATTCCACCCAATTAAGAGCTGTAACTAAAGAAGATTACATTGTAAGAGCAATGTCTATGCCTTCTGACTATGGTACTGTAGCTAAAGCATATATATCACAAGATTTATATAAAAGCCCATCCCAAACAGTAGCGGTTATTCCACAAAATAATCCTTTAGCTTTAGACTTATATATTTTATCATATAATAGCAATAAACAATTAACACAAGCGTCTGCTACTTTAAAAGATAATTTAGTAACCTATATAAATCAATATAGAATGGTTACAGATGCTATTAATATTAAAGATGCTTATTATATTAACATTGGTGTTAATTTTGATATTATTGTATTAAGTGGATATAGCAATAAAGACGTTTTAACAAACTGTATAAACGTAGTAAAAGACCATTTCAATATAGACAATTGGCAAATAAATCAACCAATTATTTTATCAGATATAATTTCTAAATTACTTCAAGTAAGAGGAGTACAATCAGTAGTTAAACTTGAAATAGTAAATAAGCAAGATTCTACAGGAACAACATATTCTCAATACGGATACGATATAGCAGGGGCTACTAGAAATGGTAATGTATATCCATCAATGGACCCAGCAGTATTTGAAGTTAGATATCCTGATACAGATATTCAAGGTAGAGTAGTTGTTCAATAATATTTATAGCAAACCATAAAGTATGAATTTAGATAAATTAAAAGGACATATTCCAGATAATGTTATTACTCAAATTCCAGATGTTATGAAAACATTTGGTATTGATACCCCAGTTGAATTAGCACACTTCTTAGCACAGTGCGGACACGAGTCAGGTGGTTTTAGAGTTGTAAATGAAAATTTAAATTATAGCGCTAAAGGTTTAGTAGGAATATTTAAAAAATATTTTCCAACACCAACTTTAGCTGAACAATATCAACGCAAACCGGAAAAAATCGCTAATCGTGTTTATGCATCTCGTATGGGTAATGGTGATGAAGCATCAGGTGAAGGTTTTAAATTTCGCGGACGTGGTTTCATTCAATTAACAGGTAAAAGTAATTATACCGCTTTTGGTAAATCAATAGGTGTTGACATTGCTGCTAATCCTGATTTAGTTGCTACTAAATATCCATTATTATCCGCTGCTTGGTTTTTCTCTAAAAATTGTTTAGCTAAATGTAAAGATGCTTCTGATGCATCCGTATTAGCAGTGACTAAATGTGTTAATGGTGGTACAATCGGTTTAGCCGACCGTCAAAAACACTTTAAAGAGTATTATCATCTATTGGCGTAAAACAATTTAGTAGTTATTATATTTATACGTAGTAATTACTAACTATGGCTATTTACAAAATATTCCCAGAAAAGAGTGCAACTCTTTACTCATTCTATCCTGCTTTAAATACAGGACTGGATGAAATATTAGAACTTAGTACTTTTGAATCTATAGAAAGTACAAATGAAGTATCACGTCCTGTTATAAAATTTCCATCAGCCCAAATTACGGACATTATAAATAATGAAGTATCAGGAAGTACTTTTGATGTTTATTTAAAAGTATTTTTAGCAAATGCTTCTTCAATTCCTTTAGATTATACATTATTTTGTCATCCGTTAGCAGCTGATTGGAATCAAGGTACAGGCCGTTTAGGTAATTTACCTCAAACAACAGATGGAGTAAGTTGGAAATATACCCAACAATCCGGAAGTGGAGTATGGACAAATGGTACTTTTTCTTCAGGTATTACCGGATCTTATAGTAACAATATCGGTGGTGGTACATGGTATACTGCTTCTAGTTATCAAGCCACCCAATCTTTTACTTTTATATCTGAAAAAGATATAGAAATGAAAGTTTCAAATACAGTTAAAGCTTGGTATAGTGGTTCTATTCCTAATTATGGTTTTATTTTAAAACATTCTTCATCATTAGAGTTTACAACAGCCTCTAAATTTGAATTAAAATATTTTTCAGATACTACTCATACAATCTATCCTCCATCTTTAGAAATTAGATGGAATGATTCATCATATACAACTGGTTCTTTAACAGTAGTTACTTCTAGTTATTACGTACCTACTTTAAATAATAATAAAGGTGAATATCAACAAGACTCAGTTCAGCGTTTTAGAGTTGCTGTAAGAGATATTTATCCTTCTGTAACATTTAGAACTACGTTAAGTTTTGCAAATCAAAAATGTTTGCCATCTTCTTCATATTGGTCAATAGTAGATTTGGATACTGAAGAAATTGTCGTAGATTACGATACATCATACACTAAAATTAGTTGCGACTCAAATAGTAATTATTTTGATGTATATATGAACGGACTAGAACCAGAAAGATATTATAAAATACTCTTAAAATCTCAAATACCAGTACAAAAAACTGTATTTAGTAAAGACGCTTTTAGTAAAGTAGTTAATACCCAATTTAATCAGTTGATAGATTCAACGGCTGGGGAAGAACAACTTTCATTTTCAATTGATGATTTTTTTGAATTATACAATCAGGTATTTTATCAAATACCAACAGAAGGAGAATCAAATTCACATCAATATATTTTACAACGCGAATCAGATTATTTGGGAGTAAGCATTAGTCAAGATGATGTTCAAGCTTTATTAGATGAAATAACATCTTTAAGACAACAATTGCTCGATTCTCAAACAACTATAAATGAACTGACAGGAACAACTAGTGCATAATGGCAGATAATATTAAAATAGTAGGTCAAATTTTAGATACACAGCGTGTAGCTCGCTACGATGCTGATGATCTTAATCTTCTCTCTCCAATTCTAATTAAAGAAGATTTTGGTCAACAAAACGATTATATTGAATATTTTACATACGATGCTGGTGGTAATCTTTTAAATATAAATTATAGTTATAAAGATTTTAAACTTCCCTCTACGTCATATGTAGATCCTAGTGGATCCTTACCTATAATTGAAATTGATCCTATTAAAGATCTTCAAAATTTAGGTTATTCATCTGGTGAATTTAAAGTACAATATAACTTCTTTAATAACAGAATATCTGACCCTCAACAGGCAGGTTTATTTATAAAAGAAATATCAGCAGACAGAACAGAATTAAGAGTAGGTTCTACTACTTTAACTAATGAACAAATCGAAAGTGGTTCTTTATCTCTTATAAATGAATATTCTAGCTCTGCTTATTTTGTTGATTATATAGCTGACTTTGGCAATAATGTTCAAGTAACAATTGTAAACGTTGCTTTAAATAAAATTGAATCAGGGTACGAAATATTATTAAAATTATATCAACCTCTTTCTGTTGATATCCAAGAAAAAGCTACACTGTGGGTTGTTAAAGAAAAAGTTAACCCATATATATTTGATATTAATTTAGATAAACTTATTATAGCAGCTCCTGGTCCTCAACTTAGAGGTCCTAATTTTGCTATTGATATTCCTAATCAAAATAATGTAGCTACATCTTATCAAACATATAGTAGTTTAATAAGCAGTGTACAAAATATATCTACAGCGTCTTATCAACAGCTTTTAAGCATAATAGTTTCACAAAGTATAGATATAAATGTAGACTATTCTGATCTTACCAATTTTATATTCTTTAGCTCAGCTGAACAACGTTTAAAAAACTTTTATTCTAAAATAAAAGATATTGAGGATTATAATAACAATATTGCTTATTATTCTTCAAATGCTTTCTCAGCTAGTTTATCTTCAAGCTTTATCAATACAGCAACTTCAAGTATAGATGCTATTATAACGGGATTTGATGGATATGAATATTATTTATATTTTGAATCAAGTTCAACATCTTGGCCTAAAACTAACAACTCATTACCTTATATAAACGCTACAACAGCTTCAGCTACTAGTTGGTATAATGCCGCTACGTCAAGTGCTGAAAGTTACGATAATGAAAATCAAAATAATTTAATTTATACAGTACCATCTTTTATTAAAGATGATCCTAGTAACAACCAGTATTTGACTTTCCTAAACATGGTTGGTAATTATTTTGATAATATTTGGATTTATCTAAGTGCTATTACCGATATAAATTTAGCAAATAATAATTTAGAAAAAGGTATATCTAAAGATCTAGTATATTATGTACTTGAATCATTAGGTACTAAATTATATAATCAATATGGAGATGTTGATAATGTAGATTATTTAATAGGAAATAGTGGAAGTGCTAATTGGGATAATAATTTTACTATTACTGGTTCTTACTTAAACACTATACCTCGTAAAGATTTAGTTGCTGAATCATATAAAAGAATTTATCATAATTTACCTTTATTATTAAAAACTAAAGGTACTGCTTATGGTTTACAAACATTAGTGTCTGTTTTCGGTGTTACTGGAAGTACATTACCTATTAAAGAATATGGTGGTGACTTAAAGTCAAACACATTAGATGAATTTAATAATGATAAGGTTAGAGTTGTATCTGGAAGTGTAGTAACAGGAAGTGTTTTGTCACCTTATATTAGTGTAGTTCAATACCCAACAGCATCATCACAATTTAGAACAAATGATCTAAATTATGTTGATATATCATTTTCACCACAAGATAAAATTGATATATACACATCAGCTTCGATTGTTGCTGTAAGTTCATCTTGGACAATAGACGATATTATTGGTGATCCTGGTTATCAGTATAGTAGTTCTTATAATGCTTTAGAAATAGCTAGAATAGCCTACTTATCTCCATTATCAGCATCACAACTTCCTTATACATCTTCATTATCAAGTGGATCATTAGCTGCTACAGATTATAACAGCTTTATTCGCTTAATACAGTTTTTTGATAATTCATTGTTCAAAATGCTACAGGATTTTATTCCTGCAAGAACAAGTTTATCAACAGGTGTAACTATCAGCTCACCTATACTTGAAAGAAATAAATGGTCTTATGCTAATCCTTCAGCTACATCAGAAATTGAAGTACAAACAGGTAGTATAGCAGGACCAACTATTACAACTGAATACACTGATATTTACTATGGTTTAACTGGTAGTAAGGCAGCTTACTATGATGGAGATTTTTCAGGAAGCAAAATAAATACTTACCAGTATTTTGAAAGTGGAACTTTCAATCCTTATTTACTACCAACAGCAAGTACACTAACACCAGGTCAGATTTACGTTTTTGATCATACTGATTATAACGTAATGTTAAATAATGTATCTCAAAGTTTAATTTCTAGAAATAGACAATTAGCAGAACCTATTTTTGGTACTCAAAATTTTATTTTAACTCCTGTTGAATTACAGGATTCATATGAAACTCTTCAAACTCATCAATTATCAAGATATGATGGTATTAAATTAAGTAGTGCAAAGTATAATACATACACTGACGGAGATATATCATATGGTAAAACAGCTGTAATTGATAAAAATGTACTTAAACTAGGTCTATTTTCAGAAGTAGTAAATAGCAGATTTTTACCAAAACGCAACAATGTTACTTTAAAATATCTAGTTGATATAAAGGGTGACTTAACTGAGTTAAACCTTCGTAATAAACATTGGGAAGAAGTACAAAATACATTTATACAAGAAGATACAGGAAGTATATCTCAATTTAATAACCAACTATATAGTAATCAAAAAATTACTGATGGTGAAAAACCAATATTTGATAGTGGATACACTTATGAACCTATTTTATATTTTGGTCCTACAAGTTCTGTTGATAATGCTTATTTAGCATTTTTAAATACAGTAGATTTAAATGCATATTTAGCCTCTGCTCAAAATACACTAAGTCCTAATTCATATATTAGTGGAAGTGGAGGTAGCAATACTTATCCTTTAAGTGGAAGTTATGTTTATAACATATTTAATAGAACCATTGAAGGATCACAATATTTTAGATCAGGATCTGTAACCCACTTCCCAACATACTCAGTTCAAGAAACGGGCGACCATTTAATCCAAGGAAGTTTACCCTTTACTTATACAGTAGGTACAAGTCCTATAAACAATGCTACTTGGTCATTACAAGTATGGAAGAGTGGGTCTGGTGGAGAAACATTACTACAAAAAGACACACAATATTTTGTAGCTGGGGATCCAGAAACATCAACATTATATTTTCTTGGTTATTCTAATGATTATTTCTACTTCCAATTATCTGAAGCAATCCCATCAACTAATGTTACTATTAGTTATGCTTCTGTTATAGGATATAGTGGTGGTAGTTGTAATGTAAATAGTGAAGATGATCAATTAAGTACTAATCTATTAATAACTTCTGGTAGCACTACAGGAAATCAAACTGGTTCTTACGGAATGGGATGTGGTACTAGCAATTATAGAAGAGGTTCGTATATGGTAGTAAATGGACAGTCTGTTTATAACGGTAGTGTTATAACTGTTGGAGGAACACAATTAGCTATAGTAATAGATAATAACTGTGAATATTATGCTTGTTAAAAAATAAAATAAATGGCAGAAAAAACAACAACAACTACCTTTAATATTAATATTCCTTCTACATCTTTAAATGTAGGAGAAAAATTAATATTTAAGTTCCAAATGGAGGGTAATTCTACTAGTAGTTTTACTGCTTCTTTAGATACAGGTAATTTAAGGGTATCTTCATTAGCTGCTTCTTTAGGTTATGCTTCAACACCATATCCTTACTTTAGTAGTGCGTCCATTGCTACTGGTTCTAACAGTAGTGAAATTATATTTTCTCCTGGTGTGAGCGGGTTTCATGGAGGTGATTATTTATTTGTACCAAATCCACTTTCAGGATCTATAAGTACTTTATATGATGAATATGGAGATGTTGACTACAATTTTGTTATTAATCCTTTTGATATTATATTAATATATCTTTCAGATAATACATTTGTAGAAGCAAGAGTATTAAATGTGTATAGTCAAACAGGTTTATTACATGTTGGTTTAGATATTGAATTATCAGCTACTTTAAAATCTGAACTTGCAAACCAAACGTATACTCGTTTTCTAGTATTATCTCGAAGAAAAGATGAAACAAACTTAATATTATCTTTTACAAAACGAGACGGAAAAACATCATATGGATTTTTAATTCCTGAAAATATTTCTCCTACAGTATTAGCTAATATAGATACTATTACTAAAGAAGTAAAACAAAAACTACTTAACGATCAGCCAGCCATAGATAACATCAATGGCGGAAGCTTCTAAATTTAACATATTTATAGTATATACACAATAAGAAACTATGGCAATTTTAAACCCTACAGTAATTACAGTAGACGCAATATTAACCACGAAGGGCCGTGAATTGTTGGCTCGCAACGATGGTTCTTTCCAAATCACCCAGTTTGCTTTAGCTGATGATGAAATTGATTATACCTTGTATAATCCAAACCACCCATCAGGATCTGCATACTATGGTGAGGCAATTGAAAATACTCCTGTATTAGAAGCTATTCCAAACGAATCACAAGTAATGCGTTACAAATTAGTAACTTTACCTCGTGGTACTTCTAAATTACCAGTAATTAACTTAGGTTACAACAGCATTACCTTACGCCAAGGCGCTTCATTAACAATTACTCCACAAACACTTAACTATTTAGGTGCTACAAGTACATTTGAAGCTAACGGATACACAGCTACAATTGCTGATTCTCGTTTAGTATCTACATTTACTGGTACAGGTATTACTACAACTGAACCTACAGGAAACTTAAACACAACAACAGGTACTGTATTGTCAGTAACTCAAGTTGGTACTTCATTTACAATTACCGGTACTACAATTAACACATTGTTTGGTTCTAATTTAACTCAATTAACTACAACCTTTACTGTAATTGGTAGAGATAGTGGAGCTAGAATTACAATTCCTCTCAATATTCAAAAAGTATCAACAATATAATATAAACTATGTCATTCGTAAGATACACCCAAGAAGATTCAGTAATTAGCTCAGAAACCGTAGTACGTGGTTTTTGGAGTGGAGATACTAATTCTAATTCAACTAACTTTGTTAGCCAAAGCACAACATCAGAATATTACCTAGATGTATACAATGGTATCCCAACATTATCAAGCTCAGTAGTACAATTTAGTATTCAATTTGGTAATCTATTTGGATCTGGCTCTGCTCTAATTAATAATAATGTTCCTACAGGTGGATACACTCCCTCTCGTGTTGTGTATGGAGAATATAGAAATTTAGTTTACGGAACTGAAACAACAAACTTTAGTTTTGATAATAGTGCAACAGTAGCAAGTCAAATTTTTGTACTCAATTTTGCACGTAATCGCTACAAAGAATCTCTACAACCTGGTTCTTTTAACCTAGCTTTAAAGAGTGGTAGTAGTATTATTTATTTAACAGATGATAGCGGTACTACAAATTTAACTCGCTTTATTGGTGAAAATGAAGTGTATTATATAATTAGTGGTAGTAATGGTACTGGTTACACAGCTGCTGCTTCTGCTTCTTATTATGGAATGATGTTCCCTGATCTTAATGTTATTGTATTAAATGCAACTTCACAATCATCAACATCATTGTTACCTTATATTACTGGTTCTGCAAATATGAACCAACGTACTTCTTCAGCAAGTTATAATACTTTAGGATTATATAATTCAATTGTAAGTGGATCTACAACAAGTAGCTTTACTTTACAATCATCTGAAACAGTATCTTCACGTTATTTCTTCACTCGTGTAAAGAATAGTGAATTTAACTATACAACAAACCCATCTGTAATAGATGCAAATGGTAATTTATTATA